CTACTTCCCGCCCCCGCTACGCTCAAATGCGTTTCAAAAATGTTGTCCTGAGGTGTACCCCTCCAATGGGGCCCCAGGATGACGAAGAAATCGTTGGGTTAGACGAGATAGAGCCCTCAATGCAAACGAACCGTAGAGAACCATCAGAATCTACCACCTCCTTTAGGTGATAGAAACCTGAGGAATCTAGGGATTCCTCCCTAGACTCCCTCTCTACGGCCCGAGCAGCCTATTGGATCCCAAGACCTCCATATAAGGAGAACTAGGATAAAATAACCAGTAGCCTTCAGACCTAATCAGTCTCAGGACGAATCCCTAACCGCCGTCTGCTCGCCCACTGTTACGACTCTATTAAAGTCATTATCCTCCTAGCCCTCCCGATACGGAGATGAGAGGAACCCCGTATCCTCTCAAACTCGTAGGGTTCACCTTCAGCTGTTGCTGGGTGCCCAAAGGAGCGCTACGGATGACTGTAACTCACACTTCCTAAGGGTCTTACCCCGGGCGGCACAAAGCGTCTTGGGTAGGCCACCATCTCGTCGTATAGGAATCCCTTCCTATACGAAACCAACTGGGATACCAGATTGTCGGAACAGGCTCGAGTAACGATACCACTTCTTAAGAAGACCCATTTGATCCTTGGGGATATTATCCCTAGGTGTCTTATGAATATTCCGCGGAAGCGGTAGCGCCCCAAGCTCAGTCTCAATTTCATGAAACTGAGCCCAGAGTTCTTCCATAACACCCCAGTCAAGAGATGTTAGGACGATTTCTTCGAGTCTGGCTCGTAGATCCCGTGCAGCAATATATGAATCAAGGAATCGCTCTCTATATACTGTCTCGTTAAGAGAATCGATGATGAACAAAGGTGTCATCCTCTCGATCCCGGGGTGGGAATCCTGACGGCCCCCTGTCACAGGGGACGGCAGTACCTCTACCCAGGCAGCCTTACTAGAACGAGGTTGAGACATATAATGCTCCCGGTCCCGTTTTACGGTCCCTAGGCGGTATGCCTCCTTTAACAACGGAGACAGACCGTCCAGCTTTGACAGAATGAGTTCAATCTCATTCTGAAAGAAGCGTAAAACGAGACTGTCGACCCGACCTATAAAGTTATAACGTGATGATACCGATTTCATCGGTAGCCAAAACGCTAAGCCTTTATAGGCCGGGCCTGCGGGACCATAGTAAGACAGGATGTAGTTACGCAACCGTTTTGGAATTAAATACAAACGTTGGGATGCAGATGCTTTAGCTCTATACCCGTACCCCAGGACCGACATCGTCTGTCCAAGGGTCAAAGAGTACTTCCGGATAAGCTCGAGGAGGCCGGCAAAGGATTGCCGACCTACAACGAACTCCCGAAAGGAGATCGGAGAAACGTCCACCCCAGCATGGAATGTACGTTTCGCGAACTCTAAAGTTGAGCCTGAACCGGAGATCATAGACTTATGAGCTCCGATTCCTACACCCATACGACGCATTAATTGCTCGTATTGCTTGGCTACACCCCGGCTCGCTATGACTACGTCATCTCCCAAGATGGCGTAGCCTGCGAACCATCCTGTTCCTAACCTCACCTTACCTGCCAAGAAGGCAGACCACTGAACAAACGCATGGTGGATGAACGCGAGCATAGCCCATGAACTCAGAGCACCCATCGGTTGGCCGGTACCATATACGAGATAGCCTTTCTCCGCTAGCTTGAAAGAATATTTCTTTCCTTCAAAACTAGAAGAGTAGGTCTTCCCGCAATGATATTTACGACCAATCAATAGGGACCCCCATAATTCAGCCCCCCAACTTGTTAAGAAGGGGGCCAGAAGGGTTTTCTGTAGGACGATAGGTATCCGATCAGTCGCAGCAGATAAATCGAATGAGTACAAGGAGACTTTAGACCGAGTTTGTCGCTCGATCTTGTTTTTCCAAGTAATCAGCCGATAAATAGGCTTTAACTGGTCGAAGGTACCGTCCTGCCGAATTAATGAGAGCAACTGAAACACGGTACTATGTAAGCCGTGAAACAGCCACTGAGTGAATGGATCCACCATCGCGAAAACCCTAAGCTTACCTGCGGGTTCCTCTTTGAATCCCAGGCGACCAAGATGGTTCGTTGCTTCGAATGGGCAACCAGGAGAGCCAGGACCTAAGGGTAGGGAATCCTCCCATACCCAAAGGTTCTGACCCCACTGCTCGATTCGGTTAGTAACCCAATTAGACTTGGTCATCTCACACCAATTCCTTAATAATGGAAAAAGTGGAGAGATAAACCAAGCATGGGCACTAGCGAGAAGAGTAGCGGGCGATGTCGACTGGGCGCCACCGGGCACGTTTCCACCTTTAATCGCAGGGGAACTTTTGGAAATCATAAAAGGCTTAGCTTTGAGCCTCTTCAAGAAGTTTAATGGAGACCAATCCCCAAGTCTTACACCGCTCATCACAGATTTTCGGAATCTGGAGAGAGAGAGTAAGAAGTGAGTCTGAAGGAATTGACTAAATTCCCACAGCAATTGGGGTTCCATCGAGCTTCCGTCGGAGATGGTCGATAGCTTCGGACTCAACTTGCAGTCTAAAACCCTGTAAAGGGCAAAGATCGTAAGCCAAAAACGAATATACCAAACATCTCCTGCACGAATCCTACGGCGATGAATTGCCGGGATTATAGAAGGACAACCAGAATGCGTTCGACCGACTCTAACTCCGAATGGAGTTAGGTCGTGTAGTCTCTGACCACCAATATACTGTTGGAGAAGGGAGTAGCAAGCTTTTAAGTAGATAATTAAAAACTTGTTTCCTCCAGAACGTCTCAAACGATACAAGGTAGCCAGTGTGGTAAGGAGAACTTTAACAACTGATAGATTAACTCTTCGTCCCAGCAGAGACACCATACAAAGTAATGGTGTCAAAGCTGGTCGCCCAAGTTTTACCTTGAGCATGGCATTAAGGGACGCAAAAGAGCTTAGCAGTCGACTCCATGCTCGACTAGACACTCGTTTAGTTGAATTCATGTTGAAGACAGTTAAGTTCTTTTGTTATTCATTAGAATCGTCTCTTAAACTTCGGTTTCCCCGAGTGGGGGCCGCAGCCAGCCTTGGAAGGCTTTAGATGAGGTCTAATCAGGCTTAATCTATCTTATCTCCCCCATACCAAAGGCCCCCCTCCGATTACTCGGAGTTGCCCCGATAAAGGATCGACCGACAGATTACCTGCCGCACATAAACTAGACGAGGTACTTTCCCTCCAAGGTTTAGGGGTGTCAGCCCTTTCCCCCTGGCGCCCTAAACGATTAAGGCTAGGTCATCCTCCCTCATACTAAGTCTACGCGCGTCCAAATTTCACGTTGGGATCACTCCCCAAATGCGAGCCACTAGAGGCACTCCCATCTGAGATGCGCCATCCGGCGAATTTCCAGATGAGCAGGGACAACAGTCC